GTTTGTATCGCCGTTGAATACTGGGTTGCTTAGAGTATCAGTAATACCACTATCAACAACACCGTGACGTGCATTGTCGTAACGAAGTGTTACGCTAATGGTCTGGTATTCACCACCGCTTGCATAGTTTGTCTCATTGTATGTCAAGTTTGAAATGTAGCAACCACTCAATTCCCATTCGTCTAGGACTACTGGGTCAGGGTTACCACCGTTCAAGTTCTGGATAACACATTCAAACTTGTAGCTTGTGCCTGCCTGTACTGAACTTTGGTTTGCCATGTCAATTTGACGTGCAACTTGCTGGTCAAACAGTGTGCTAGTTGCTGATGTAATATCGTCACGTAGCTCGATTGTAACTGGTTCCCACGTATGCTTACCAGCTAGGTAAATGCGTGAGTTATATGTATCTACAAGCACTTCATCATGTGTCATGTTAGGGCGTGTTACACTTACAACGTTTTGTGTTGCAACTGATGTATCGCCTGCACCCATTCTGAGAAAGTTTACGCGGAAACGATATTGTAGTTTTGGCATCAACGTACCCTGTTGTTCAGTGGTTGTTGGTACACTTAATTTGTCTAGAACTGCCATTCATCTATCTCCTTAGTATGCGCTCTGCTGTAAGTATTTATCCAAAACGCCATTTTTTTCTTGACACCCTAAACGCCTTACTGTATAACATAGGAGTAAGTAAAGGAGACACTATGATGGACATGGATGAAATTCTTACCCGATTTAATGAATATTGGGGCATGATGCCGCGACCTATGACTGCTATTGAAGTTGCGTATATGTTTGTTGATGATTACCCTGATGTGGGTTATGACGCAGATGAAATTGCAACTGCATGGCACGATGCATAAGGAGTTGAAAATGACACGAACTGTAACTGATGAAGATATCCTGTCAGACCTCGAGTATCGCGGCATTGACGCATTTTTAGGTGAGATGGCTACTGGCCTGAATGTGCCTGAATGCTTTGCTGTCCGTGTGTTTGACATTATTCGTACTGCATATGACACAGAATTGCAGTGTGTGGCAAAAACCACAACCAAGCGTAGTGGCTCATTTTGTTTGATGCCTTACACTGACCAATACATTGTAACACTTGTTTCTTAAGGAGACACACTATGAAATCAATTGACTATTACAACGGCGTTGATCTTGAATTTCCGATCCGTCCATCAAAGCCAGGGTCGTTTGACCGCAATGATCCACAGAATATGCGTGATTTTGCTGACCGTATGGAAGCATATCAAGAACGTGATGTTGAATATCGTGCTGATATGGTCGCTTATCGTGCAGAAGTGCGCGGGCGCAGGGATGACCTTATGGAAGACCTAGGCCGAAATTTTGACTTGACATCAGCCCAAACTCAAGTAGTGTTCACAAAAGCTTGGGAAGATGGCCACTCAAGTGGCATTACAGAAGTCATCAACCTATTCGGAGATTTTGTTGACCTCATCGAATCATTTAATAACGCTGTAGAAGGAGAATAATATGACTAACTTTGAAAACCTCGTGATCATGGCCACTTTGCAGGTGGTTGATTTCATCAACGTATATGGTGTTGCATTTTTTGGCTAACCATAATGACTAGCAACCCGTGAAACTCTTCAGAGACACTGGGCCCACTAAGAGCATTGAACGGCCTAATAAGAAAGCTGGGTGGGTATTTAGATTGCATTGTAATCACCGATTGCATGGATGCATTTTTGAGTCGTAGTAATGCCCGTGGTTAGTGCCAAACACATTCTACTAGTCATGACTAGGGCGGGGAAATTCCCCGCCCTTATCTATTAGTTTATAGTGCGCCTGTGTTAACAATACGGATCGGAATGTAGATAAATTCTACGCTCTTTGTAGGAGCAATCGCAATGTCAATGTATAGTTCATTGCGGTCAATTCTGATTGGCGTATTGTTTGATTCGTCACAAACAACTGCAAAGTCTGTAAGTGCTCGCTTAGTTAGCAAGTCGCTTAGGAAGGCTTCAAAGATGCGCTGTGCGCGATCACGTGTCAACTTGTCGTTCTGTTCAAACAATAGTGGACGAGCAATCTCATCAAAGCGTTCACGCAAGTAAGCAACTAGGCGTGCTACGTTTACACGATCCAATGCGCTTGACACTGGGTGCAATGTCTTCTGACCAAACACAACTACACCTTCTAGTGGGAAGTTAGCAATTGGGTTCAGCTTGTTAACATATGCTGCATCACGCTGGCCTTGGCTTAGTGATACTGCCTTAAACTCGCCTTCGCTAGTAATATAACCAACTGCGCTACCATTTTGGATAACACCGCGTGTTAGGCCTGCTGGTGCAAACCATGGGTAGCTGATGTTGTCGTTGTAAGCGTAGGTGTAAAGTACCATGTGACTTGCCGGAACGGTAACAGTGTTACCTGCAGGTGTTGTTGAACGTCCCGCTGGGTAGTATACTGCTGAGTAAGTGTTCTTTGTAACAAGACCTTCATCACCATTCTCTGTTGCACCAACACCAAGAACCCAGCTTGTAGCTTCGGTTGGTGTGAGACGCATTGGAGTATCAATAATGATAAATCCTGTTTCGCCACGGTCTGCATTCAAGTTTACAAGTTCATCTGTAAGCTCTGGGAAGTTAGGCGCACAAAGTAGCGTAAAGTTACGTGACGGATCACGTAGGTCTTCGTTACCTGATACTGCTGCCTGCATTGCAACGCTGATAACTTTGCGCTGTGCTTGGCGTCCAAATAGGCCGCTTCCGTCTGCGCGGTTGCCTGCTGCATTAATCCATGCATCAACTGTTGCTGCACCACTGTTTACTGGGATGCCAGTTGTATATACACGAACAGTACCTTGGCTTAGAGCCATGTTAACTGCTAGCATATCTGTTGGATATAGTGCTGGATCTGGTGCTGAGTCAAAGCCTAGGCTGTTTGCATCGTAGCTTGTGCCGCCTGCTGTAACACCAGTGTCTGCTGTCAAATCAGCAAATACTACACCACGTTCAGTGCTTTGGTCTGTGTTGTCATATAGTGTCCAGGTTGAACCGATATAACGGTAAATCTTTGGATACTCGCCTTCAGTTCCATCAGTCTCTACCCAAATGTCACCTGCTGTTGGCGTACCAGTTGGTTCAGTTGTTGAGTATGTGATGTCTGCGGCTGCGATTTTTTCCCAATCACCACTTGCGTTAATGTAAAGATCAAGTGCTGAAAGTGTTGAGTCATACCAAAGTGCGCCTGCTGTTGGCGTACCAACTGGCTCGTCAGTTTGTGCGTATACTTCTGCTGCGATGATTGCAGGTGCGCCGTTAACAATTTCTTCAAGTCCAAAACCACTACTTGCTGCCGCTGCGGTAAAGTTAAGTGACAAATTGCCGTCTGTCATTGTTGCTACAATATTGGTTGCACTTGGAATATCTTGTGCAATGTAAGTTGTACCACCGTCAAGTGTAACACCTTCAACTTCAACTAGACCAAATACGCCTAGGCTGTTTGATTGATAAACAACAAGGTTTAGACCGTTGCCTGGCTGAGTAACTTTAACCCAAATATCACCTACTACTGGTGTAGCTGGTGTGCTATAGTGTGCTGCATAAGTTACTGTAGCGGCTGCACCTAGGGCAGTAGCTGTTGCCTGTGTCTGGTTAACTGCAAACCATGCAACACCGTCTGAACGGAAATAACCAATTGTAGTTCCAGTTACGCCTGCATCATTAAGAACAGCAACTAGATAGTCGCCATCTGCGCCTACTGCGGTATCTGGTACAAATGTTGATGGGGCAGTGACTTCGCCACTTGCTGCGGCTAAGTCAATTTCAACTGATACAGTTTGTAGGACCCATGCTGAACCATTCCAAACGTGAAGTCCAAAAGAGCTAGCATCTGTGTCTATCCAAAACTGGTTACCATTTGCTGGACCTGTTGGTGCTGTGTCTTGTGCAGTTAGTTCTGCAAGGTCAATGTCAGCGCGGACGATATAAGCTTGTGAGCCTTGTCCTAGGTAGCTATATGCTGCAAGAAGACCATATTCACTTGTCTCAGCACCTTCAGTGCTTGCAAATGTTGGATCTCCAAAAAATTGTGTTAATTCACGTTGTGATGTTACAGGCACAACAAGACCAGCATTTGCTGACTTGGTGTATTTTGCGATGCCATCAGTTTCTGTGCCTGTTGGATCTGTTTTATCTTGTGCTGTAGCAACGACAACGAGAGGAATCGTACCCGTACCCGGGCTTGCGTATGCGCTTTCATCTGTAACTGTGATGTCAACGCCTGGTGATACTAGTGTAGCCATGTTTAATCTCCTGTCAAAGCTTGTGTATGCTCTAACAGTATTTATTTGATGGCTACTTATCTTGGGTGGTTACGCAGATAACTACGTAGTTATCTTACTGCCTTGTCAACTTCTGCTTTTAATTCTTCAATGCCACTATCATTTGGAATAGTACGCTCAAATTCAGAAGCATAGTCAAGCCAGCGCCATTCACTTTCATGGATTTCAGGATGATCCTCCATCCATCTAGTATCATAACGATTATCCGAAATTGCGCCCGTAACCCAATCCGGGTCATTGCCTTGTTTGACTCTCCAAACTTGCCCGCCCATCTCACGCACAAGGTCACGCTCATTGTAAAAGCGGACGTCAGGTATCACGTAGTTTTTGTCGGGGTTTGCTTGTAACGTTTGCTTGACAATAAGAGTCCAGATTCTATCATCTAGACCTTTGCGTAAACAGTCAGTGCCAACGCGCTGCATTACTAGTCGTGGGGTGAGTTCATATCCTAACTCATTTGTCCACCATTCATCAGGTTCGTTGCGCCACTTGCGCCCTTCAACAGTGTCGCCCTCTATTAGGTCGCGGTCCCATTCAAACAACGTAGCTGCTACGTCTTTAAGACGATCTGCATAGCTAAGTTTAGTATAACCATATTCCTCGACGAGGAT